CTGTCCCCTTTGGGATAGATTTAACTTTTGATATTAAATATCTGATTGATAACATCGGATAAATTTCATGTAGCTTTTTAACTGTAATTTTTTGTGGCAAACTCATCTTTTTACTCCCCAAAAATAAAGGATAAAATAGATGCAAATAATCCCATAGATATGCACATAATAAAAAATGGAATTACTGGGTCAGTAGAAATAAGGCTACCAATATACACGCCAAATAATGACGATACTGAAAAACCGATAAATAATAACCATGATGTTAAAATTCCTTTTCTAAATTCACTCATCATTACCCCCTTACGTCTAGTTTATAGACTGCGTTTGCCTGTAACTCAGCAATCATACGTTCAGCTTTTAGCGAATCGATTTTAATGGCGAAACGTTGATTTTGTAATTCAAGCTCACGTATTTTTGATTGCATTACTCTTTCAGTATTTACTGCCTCCGTGATTCTTTTTTGAAGCCATTTAGCATTGACTAGGATTTGGTCGCTGTCTTTGAAATAGTCGCATAAGAACTGCGATAGTGATTTTGTTTTCATTGTCCTATCCTTGCACAGTAGCCACCTACGTTCTGTAAAGTTTCAGGCTTTCCATTTTCTTGAATAGCCTCATCCCATACCCATGCCATACAGCCACCACAAATACACTTTTTATTTTCAGTGTTATACATAAATCCACTATTCCAATCTTGAATTTCAGTTGAAACAATAAACGGACAAACTTTTTCTTTTGCTTCTGATGTTTTCATCAAAATATCCTTTCCGCTATTTCAGCGAACCAATTTTCGAGCTGTTGTAGTTTTTGTTTCATCTTTTCACCTCCGTTTTTAGGGCTATTAAACCCTTAGCGAAGCCTATCGAATGTCACCGTTTGAATAACATAGACTTCACTAAAAGTTTTGGCATATACCCTAGGAATTGAACCTAGCACAGTCGGATTTGGAGTCCAACTCGTCACCTTGAAACATAGGTATATAAATTAAAAGCTTTATGGTGGAACGCATACGGTGGCTGACTCTGGTAGCTAACCCGTCCTAAGCAGTTTGTTCGCTCAAAGAGTTTCCATGCTGACCATCCAAGCTATTTTATGCGCTCCATACTAAAGCTATAAACATGGTTTATTTTACGACCATATTTTTATTTGTCCCTATCGTAATCTTTGGGATGATAAATCAAATAACTTGCAAGGCGTTCCCCCGTATCTTGGAACCGATGAGTCAGTGCGCTGTATTCCCTTGCATGAGAAAATTATACACTTGTTAAGCTTAATTAAGTATAAAAGACTTTTATTATTTAGTCTTTATCGTTCCATAAATCTCTTGAAGGAAAAGATGGAATTTTAATACCCTTCTTTTCGCCAAAAATTACCGTGATCGTGTCGATTAGTGTATCGAATTCCTTCCTTTTGAGCTTCGTTGTGCTGTCGATATTAAAGAGCTGTTTTATTAGCCCTTTTATGATTTGTTCCTTCACTAACTGCATTGTCCACATAATATCGTTATTAAATAGTCCAGTCATATAGAGATTATTTTCGTTTAGCGTATCGGCTATTTTTTGCGCCCAAAGGTGTAAGCTTGAGTTCTGCTTAACGGTTCGCATATCCATGTTTTTAACATCGACTTGGTATACTGCATCAGATAGCTTCGATAACTGCTCGTAATCTTCATCAGAGTATGGGATTAATTGCCCACGCTCTTTTTTAAATGTGATTTTCACTATTCAGCTTTTGTAATATGTTGTTCAGTATCAAAATAATCTGTCATAAGCTCAAATTTCTCTTTTAGCTGTGACGACCGCATACTCTCTACTTTTGTCCATGATCGTGTTTCAAAGAATTTTTCTAATAATTCCGCTTTTGCTTTTGAATCTTCTGCCGATCTTGATGGATAATATTTAAGCATTAGCCCTTGTATTTCTTCACATTGGATCTCTCTTGATCGTTTCTCTTGACCGAAAGTATCATCCCCGATCTCTCCTCCAAAAGTGTTTCCTTCTTTTGGGCGAATATCTAAATGCTTACCTCCGATATTTAAAAAGTCGAAGTGAGGTTTAAATGTTTCAAAGCTTGGCATATAGAAGATTTGGCCGTTTAGCGTATCGGTTCGATCTTTCTCAACAATAGCTTTAATAATAAGTCGGTTACTCCCACTATCAAACTCTTTCATCATCTCAATAAGTAAAGATGGCTCATAACCTAGCTCTTTTTCTGTACTCATCTTAGTGCCATTTGTAACGAGTTCTTTTTTACCAGATGAGTTTTCTTGATAGTCATAGATTTGAGCCATACGACCACAGATAATAACGTGCATAGGGCTTGTCAAATACATATCTGTAAACATCTGCCATGTGTCTTTAATAAAACGCCAGTCTTGGAATTCAAGGGCATATCTAGCACGTCTATTATTCTTCTTGTTACGCTCATTCAATTCACTTAAATAATCGCTTTGGAGTTGTTTCCAAATATGACTGATAGAATCTACAATCACAACATCAATCTTTTCTTGAACACATTCGTGCATAAATGCCATTAGATATTTAAAGTCACGGCTAATATCTGAAACAAATAACTCAACACCTGAATCATCAAAAGTCTTGATAAGATAATCAGATCCACCCTCTGTATCAAAGAACGCTACTCTTTTCCCTGCGTAGCTCGATAGCCCGATAGCCATTTTTGATGCTGTTGTAGTTTTGCCACTACCCGCATCACCATATAACCCAATTTTTGCAAACGCTTGTCTATTGCTTGGTTTTTTTAATAAATTCATACATAATCCTTCACATCAATATCAAAATCAATCATCTCGCCAGTTTCTTGGCACTCAATTTGTACAACGATAGTATCATCATAGTTGCCGTCTTCGATAGCCTCTTTGATTTGTCGCACGATCTCAGGCTCATCGCTTTTTTGTAACTCGTAGAACTCCATGCGGATACCACGATTGCCATCAATATCGCTTCCGTAGTTTTTCTCAATTATTCTAATCATCTTCTTCACCTCCATTGGTATTTAAAATAGTAACATTGTTTAGCTTAATTAAGTATAAAGTGTGTTATGTTTTATTTGATATAAATACTTAAATCAATATACATCCCAGCCCCAAGCATAATTTGATAAGCAGTCCTACCCCTTGGTTTTTTTTCAAGGGTATTTAGTGCATGATCTTTCCATGATTTGTTTAATTTAATGGTATCCATTATTGCAAATAATAATGTTTCTTCATCTGAAATATCATCAACCCACGGGACCGCTATTAAATCAAAATCTCTTCTTAAACTTCCATGGACCGCAATAGCATATCCGTGTTGTTTTGCCACATCTCTTATTGCTGGTAATAACTCTGTATAAATCTGGATTAATAATACGTGCATATCTTTCATCCTCACCCTCTCTTCACAATATTGTTTGCTAACTGAATTACGTCTTGGTTGGCTATCACATCGTCTGTGACTGTTTTGTTTTCAATAGCTATACCTTGAGTCACTTTTTTAATAAAGATTGATTCTAGACGTTCACATAGGGCATCCTTGCCACTTATTGCTCTCTGTAACTGCACACAATGCAATGGACTGCCAATTGTCGATAGCGCCTTTACTTCTTTTTCTACAAAATAATTGACGTTTACATCGTCCGTACTTTTAATATGTTCCCATTTAAGCTTATCTTTGTACGGATGGTTCATGATAGATACATCAAAGTTTTTTACCTTCTGCGCTAGGCGTTCAGCCAAACTTCCCATTTGTTCAATGCGTGATCGGTTCATTATTTCCACTTCAATAGCTTTATACCGCTTAGTGAGCGTGAGGAACTTTTGATAAGCCGTTAGAAATTTAATATCATCGAGGTTAAAACCGTTTTTTAGGTATCGGACGTATTCAGCATGGTTTTGTATTTCGCCTATATCCTGCTCCATGTCCATAATTGCAATAGTACTTTTCATTTCTAGCCCAAAGATTTGAGCTATGTAGTCTATTAGGTCTTTCATTCAGCCCTACCTATCGCAACGGTGCTTATTTCACTTTCCATAATTTTAGTTACCCCATCGTCTCCACCTGCAATGGCTGGAATGAGTTGTATTAAAAGTTGTTGTTGCTGTTTTGTTAAAATAACTTGACGAAGTTTTTCATCGCCTTCAATTTCCACTAGAATAAATGCTGTTGTAATTTTCATACTATCTCCCCATTAATAAAATCTTGCTTTCCAGCTTGTTGTCGCTTCATCTCTTGGACACGTTCGTAAGTTTCCATTGTTACGTCCATTTTGCTTTTAGGTGGTTCATACTTCTTGCCAGTACGTAAAGCGAATAACCCAGCATACCCTCCAGCGATTGAAGCGTTTATAACTTCGGTTGTGTCCATTCCTAAACGGTTAAACTCTTCAAGCTGTTTAAATTGCTTTTTAATTGTCGTAGGAGTTAGAGGATTTTTCTTTTCTTTACGATGCTGTACCCATTCAGCCCAAACGTCAGAAGAAATACAAGAAGGTAAAAATTGCGTTTCATGCGTCTTTGTTTTATTATTTGTTTTATTAGTCTGTATATTCTCTTTAGTCTCTTGCTGTTTTAGTAAGGGGGTATTACTATTTTGATAAGGGGGTATTACTAAATTAGTAAGGGTTACTATTCTAGTATGGTTACGTGAACCGTTCTCTATTTTAATATCAATATAGCCCATTTCTTTGAGGTGATTTAGGTTACGTGATACGTTCTCTTTAGTTATTCCGATAAGTTCAGCAAAGTGGTTATTTGAAGCAAAGCATCCACTTTCTAAACTGCAAAGCTGTTCAATTTCAGCCAACATGAATTTTTGTGATTGGTTTAGGTTTGTATCGTGCATAATTTCTATGCTCACGGTTATAAACTTTGTTGCCATGTATTGCTTTCGGTATGATTATTAAAGAGGTGTAAAGTGGCTACCAACCCATTTCACGCAGTTAAAAAACTAAACTCTTAACGCCTAGCAAGTAAGCGTGGATTGGTAGCCGTTAAGGTTTTAGTAACAAGCTAAACGTGCAAGCAGTGGTTTAGCGTATGTGTAATTATAGCGAATTAATCTATTTTTTTACATTAATTAAAATATGCAACGGTATAGTGACGAAAAGTGCTGGTAAAAAGAAAATAACTGCGATAATATGTAATATCCACATCATAATAAGCTCCTTATACCAAATCAATAAGCGTAATATTATCTACCATACTTTTTGCTTCATACATTTTTAGCTCCTTTAGCTTTCATAATTCCGATTTCAATCGCCATATTTGGGTCTTTAACAATATCGCAAGCAAAAGAAATATACTCATGCATCTTATTTCTTAATTTTAATTGGCTTTCAGTTGCGCTCTCCCAATCTTTAACATCACATTCAAGGCGTATTAATCTTGCAACTTTTGGCATATTTGTATGGAATAGAGCCTTGTTTTTTGCATACATAAATAAAGCACCACTCATCATTTTATAGCTATCACCGCTATCATTACGATATTCTAGTAAATGATCTTGTAGCCATTCATAAACTTGTATTTTTAGCTTAGGGTCAAGCCATAGCGCAATATCTAGGAATAAAAGAGGATGTACCCAAATATGATTACCCTTTCCTCGTCCATCTGTCTTAACATTACCGTACTTTTTTGATAACTCATCCATAAATTCTTTATTTTTAGAATTTACAAAATAATTATGGAGCTTAACAAATGGTAATTCATTCATCACCCGGTATTTATTACCCACTCTCTCCAAGTCAGTAGCAGATAAAAAACCGCTTTTGCTTTTTTGTGATATTTCAGAACCGAATATCTCACGTTTCATAATAACCTCTGTAACCATTTATGCCCCTTTAAAATAAGCTGTAAATGAATTATATATATATCTTAATTAAGATAAGCTTAAAATATATTATTTGATTAGTTTAATTTATGATTATTATGGTGAATCCAAATTTGGTTTTGCCTATTGCAATAAAAATATTGATTTAAAACGACGCTCTTTTATAAGAGGTTGTCGAAAGTATCGCCCTGAGATGAAGCAGGACGATTAGGAGGAGGTGAATATATGAGGTGTCCTAGATAGTAACAGGTAATTTTAATACATGATAGCTTATATTAAGCTTGTAATACTTCTTTTGCTTGTTTAACGTGATCTTGGCTTACTTCGTTAGCTTCGCTTTCCGTGATCGCTTCTAAGAGTGTTAGTGCTAGTTTTTTAGGGATACCGTTTGGAGCTTTTTTAAGTGCCTTGATTGATATTGAAGCGATACCTTTTAATAGCGGTACTGCTAGATATTGAAGGGCTAGGGTTGCGTATATGTTCATTAAACATCCTTTTAGATTATACATCCATTTCATTATAACTTAAGTTTCATTCCATTATAATATTGATATTATAGTATAAAAAAGGCGATTAAATGAAATTTATAAAAGACTTAGGGATGATGTTCCCAACTGAAAAAAGCAAGAGAAAACATAGATATTCATTATATCAATGTCATTGTGGCAAAGAGTTCAAAGTCCTTGAAAATGCCGTTAAAACAGGAACAACAAAATCATGTGGGTGTTCTCCATATGCTCCACTTGGAGGTTTTAGTAAACATAGGCTTTATGGCACATGGAGGCAAATAATACAAAGATGTGAAAATAAAAATCATGATAGATATTCATCATATGGTGGACGTGGTATCAAGGTTTGCGATAGATGGAAAGATATTAAAAACTTCATTAAAGATATGTATCCAACTTTTAAAGAAGGATTAACAATTGACCGAAAAGATAACGACGGTAACTATGAGCCTTTAAATTGTCGATGGGCTGATGATAGTATTCAAACACAGAATATCAAAGTTATAAAATCAAATAATACAAGTGGCTATAAAGGTGTTCATTATTGTCATAGAACTGGTAAGTGGATAGCTAGAATTACAAATTATGGTAAAAGAACTTATATAGGTCTATACAATACTCCTGAGATTGCGTATAAAGCATACTGTAATTATATAGATACTAATAATTTAGAGCATAGCCATTAGGCTATTCTTGTATAGCTAGACCCATCATCAGTTGTATAAAATTCCGTAGGCTCTGAAGCTATGTTTTTAGTCTGTATATGAAACCAAAGTTTGCCTTTTACCCCTTCAAAGATTACTTTTCTTACACTTGGTAATTTACCATCTTTATATGCTTTTATCAGCACTTGCATAGCTACTTTTAAATCCATACCTTTTGGCAGAAAATCACAACATAATCCATCTTTGTGCTTGCTAGTGGGAGAACCTTTTACCGCAGTATTTAGGGTAGTATTACGATAACCGCTAGAAATAATAAGTGGTGTCCCAAGCACTGCTCTAATTTCTTCAAGACTCTCCGCAGTATGTTTTAATTGTTTGATAACATTTTGAGCATCTATCATGTTTTGTGGCACTAAATTAGGATGATTGCTTGAATTTGTAAGTTCTTCAAGTGTAAAATGCTCACTTAATTTCATTACATACGCCCCTCGGTAAACTTACTATTGCCAGATTTTCTTACGATTTTAATGTGCATTATTTTTCCTTCATATTAATTTAACAAGCCCCTCCAAAGAGAAGCCTATAACTTAATTACTTTTTAGGGCGTACACCGCCGCCGTTAGTTCGTCCTTTCGCCATTGTCTACCTCCTTTGTAAGATAAAAAACTAAGCCGACCGTAAAAATACATTGGTCAATAATTGCAAGAATCTCATAATAATACAAATCCATATCTAAAAAGAACTTATGCAAAAACCATGTTTCAATGATTAGATATATCATTGACCATAAAAACATATACTTGTATTTTTTAATATGCTCTGAAAATATAATTACCGCCCATAGCTTTATGCCAAATAGCACAATATGGAAAGTTAATAATAATGATTCTATCATTTTTCGTTAATCTCCCTGCTTTGAAGTACGGCCACTTGCATTTTTAAATCAACGATAGTAGATGATAGCCAAAGTATTGAAGCGATAATTACAATTCCTGATATAGCCCAAAATGCTTTTACCATCATGCTTACCCCTTGGGCTTTACCGTTTATCGTTGCAAATGTTTCATTTAGTGAATTTATGGCAGTAGTAAGCTTCTCGATTTGTTCATCCGTTCTATTTGCGGCTTCTTTCTCGTGAATGCGATGTGTTTCTATTGTAGCCATGTTTTCACTCAACTTCTGTACTTTATCGGATAACCCTCCAATTAGACCTCTTGTCGCCGCTATGCTTTGATTAACAAGGGCTTCTAGTCTTTTTATTTCCGATAAAGTATCACTCATTTTAACGCCTTACTTTTTGATTTTATATTATACATTAATCCGTACTGAATGCAATGAACATCCAAAACACCATGGCAAACATTCCTACCGTTTTAATTAGGCTAATGGTGCTTGGGTCGATCATGTCGGCTCAATCATAACGAGGTCACGATAGCCCGAAACATCAAGGCGTTCACGGTATGCAGTTTCACCACCAGCACGTACAGCGTAATACATAGCCCTAGCTTTCATCTTAGGCACGTCACAACTCAATAACGCCTCGTAGAATATATAATCACACATTCGTCTATCGAAGAGCTGTGTGCGATATAAAGCGTCATGGATGAACCCAGCCATTGTATCTTCATCTCCAAATGGTGCCCCAACAATTGACCATAGTGCTTCGGGCTTAGATAGCCCATCACATACAAAGCCTTTAAAAAGTGTGATTGTATATTTAGAATTCTGATACACCAATGGGGCAATGAGTTTGTATTTTTGTTTACCTACAAGCTCAACCCGTAATGGTGTAAGGAATTTTGGCATTAGAATAGCACTCCGTCTAATACCGCTTGGAATTCTGCATCCGTCGGAATAGTTGTTGCCGTAGATTGATAATCACGTACAGCTTTCCATACTTTGTCGGCATAATCAATAAACTGATTAGCAATAGCATTATGGTTAGATGATAGATTGATAGCGTATTTTGTGAAAGCGTCAATGTCTTTAAATGCTAATCCATTGGCGACGTTATACGCTTGTACTTTGCCCTCGATATATTGTGTGGTTACGTCTGTAAAGTGTTGTATTGTTTGAGCCATAATTCTAGGAGTTTCCCACGCTGTAATCTCGGACGCAGTAGCTCTACGGTCGCCTACTTCCATATCACCGACATATAAATTCACCCCATCATTAGTAAAGTATTCCATTAATAACTCCTTTTGCAGGTAATAAATTGCTTCCAGTTTGCCGCTACAAGGTTGGCAATATTACCAGTTGTGGCATGAGTGGCTTGTATGCCTGTGGATGTTGAGCCTGTAATTGTTTTGGCTACTTTATTTCCGCTTGACCAAATAAACTGCCCCGGGGAATTGGCGGCACTTGATAGCGACCAACCAAAAACTATATCACCTATTGAGTAGCCAAATTCAGCAGTAGTATTAACAAAAAATGCTTCCGCTTTATATTGTGAAGAGCCAATGTTATGGTTGAAGCTTGTAATAGTTGAGGGGGCTGGTATTGCGGTATCAGCACTTCTATATAGACCATTGAGGGCATAGTTTACAACGCTTGTCACTGCCGAACCACTTGTAACGGCTTCACCGATGAATGTCATGTACACTTGTGGGGCTGTCGTTCCATTCCCTAGGTATGCTTTCATTTCTCCGATGTTAAAGGTGAATTGACCGTTTGTAACTGCTGGAGTGCCTCCGAATTGATAAATAGGAGCAAGAGTTGTTGAGCCTTTAGTTCCTGCGCTATTTACATAAACATAATTAGTTGAACTTGCCGCTACCAATAGTGTGGTATCCGCTGAAATTGTTACGAGTTTATCATTGCTTACTGCGCCACCAGCACAATGAATTACTATTGGTGTGGTAGTTGCGGCGATTGGCAAATTCAAATCAACTGATGTGGTTAAAAAGTTTGGGAAACCGCTTGTATCTACTGAGCCTGATTGTACGGTTTGACGAACACCTGAAATAGATGCTCCAGCTATTGGAAAATATAAAGTGTCAAAGTATGTTTTTAACGTAGCTTTTACATTAATCCAAGAAAGCTTTTTAAGAACATTAGATGCCGCGCTATCAACAATACCAAATAGGTCTGCATCTACTGGAGTAGTTTTAGCAGTAGCGGCATTAATATTATATGGAATTGCAGCAGCTACAAAGGCCGTAGTGGCTGCTTTTGTAGAGCTATCTCCATCTGTTGGGGTTGGCACTACTGGGCTAGAAGTAAATGTTTTAACATCTGCTATTGTTTCAGCCCCCGACTTATGGACTACATCGTTAGCAACCCATTCTTGCCAATATACAGTTCCTCCTAGAATAGGAGTCTGCCCAGTATTTGCAATTAAACAAGCGTATGTTCCGCCTAAATATGTTACGGTATCATTAGTCTTGTAAGCAGTGGCGATATCCCATACCCCTTTATTTACAAAACCGACACGACCTAGATTTAATGTTGGCATTATTACCCCTTAATATGTAATTATAAATTCACCATCTACGAGAGATGGAAGTGATGTTGCGCCACTAGTATATGATACTATTAGATCACCATCTGACAAAGAAAAATTAGCCCAGTCCATATTTGCATAAGCAGCAGATATTAAAGAAGAGCTAAGGGCAGACGAGGCAGAAGCAGCAGCATTTGTTTCCGAAGTGGAGGCATTACTTGCAGCATTAACGGAAGTTATAGCAGAAGCAGCAGCATTTGCAGCGTCAATAGCAACTTGTTGAGATACTGGCCCTACTGTAACATCATCTAAAACATAATCAGATGAAAGCCTAGAATAAATTAATACCCCATTCTTATCTTTTACAGTAATAGAGTATGCCCCACTTGCAAAGTCTGTATAGATACGAGAAGGAGAGCCATTACGTATAGGGTATCCAGATGATGTACGTATAGGCTGCAATGCTGGTTGGGTTAGGGCATTATCCCAATATACAGTTCTTGGATTCGTTTCTGGGTTAAGATTATTTGCCCCTATATATACCTTACCGTCCTCAAGAGGAAGGCCATCAGCCCCATAGAATGATAATATAGGCTGACTGATAGTTTGATACCCTGCCATTATTTAGCCTCCTTCTTAGTTTCTAGTTTTCCAAGAGCTTTAGCAACTCTTGCTTTTATTGTTTTATCTTTGATATTATTTAGTAATAGTCTTAGACTACTCATAATAGGAGCAGGTACTCCAATAGTTCCAGATACTGCCATATCCATAGCCGCTAATATTGTTGCTGCTGTGTTGCTATAATTCACCGAGTTAGGTGGTGAAGTAAAGGCATCCTTCGCAACATCATTAATAACTCTCATTTGGTCAGCACCTTTTTGACCTAATACTAAATCAAGCTTTTTGTTTTTATCAAGAGTTTTAATCACTCTGTCTAATTGCGCTGGAGATATTATAGCATTTCCAGCCTCGTCCCTTGATATGCCTTTAGTGGCTTCTTCTTTGATGTATCGAACAGTAGCACCTTTTAATTCGTTCCATGCTTGTATACCATCTCCACCGCCTTTTTGTAGTAAATCTCTCAATCGTGTAGCATCTTCTAGCGAACTGTTAAGGATAGCTTTATTAAATACATTCTCTGCTGCTATTACTCTATCGTCCGACCCTTTTTTAAGACCGATAATATTTTTAACTAAACTTGTATTTTGATAATCTTTAGCTAGTTGAGTACGTGCTTGTCTTGCTTTTTGATATAAAGCTCCACCAATACCATCTGTCCCCTCATCAATAGCCCCCTTCATAATTGCCGATTGTCTTATATTGGTAGGCTCAAAGTTGGTAGCGTCATTTATTGATCGTCTTAATATGCCCACTGTTTTCAGTGGCACTGGTTGCGCAATTAGATTTCCAGCTTCATCTTCTATCGCTGCACCTAACGATATGGCTTTTTGTTTAGCAGCTTTTAAAACATTTGCAACTTCTGCCTCTGGTGCTGACTCATTAAGATGTTTTATAAATGAGTCTAACGCAACTGGGGCTTCCATTTCCCCTGCTTTTTCTGCTTCTTTATAGAGTGCATTTACTTTATTTTTATCATTCTTAAACATCTTCTGAATAGTGCCGCTTACAATACTACCAGCATCTAAATGGCTTTGTGTTTCAGATCCAGTTGCTTCAAGGAATGAATCAAAGTTCTTAGAAGTAGCAGCACGTTGTTCTGCAAATCTTTCACGAAGCGGTGCGCCAAGTTCAGGCTGTTTTGCTGTTTCTCTCTCAAACTGTTGTTGTGCAAAATCTCGTGTCTTTTGCCCTTCTGTAAGATTAATAGGGGTAGGTAGTGATTCTGCCTTAGCTGCTCTTGTTTCTGCTAACAGCGATTGTTCCGGTGTCATTTTAGCTATTTGCTCAGGCGTAATCTTTGCCGTTACTTTTTTAACTAATGGAGTAACTGTTTTGGTTGCTTGTTCAATCATTGGTGCGACAACTTGCCCTGCTTTTTGTGCTATTGCTGGTACTGCTGTTTTTACAGCTTGTGAAGCTACTCCTAACTCTGCTGTCATTGGTGCGACTGCCGCTAAAGCTGATAAAGGTTCTGCTACCGCCTGGGTCATAGACATACCAGCTTCTGTACGCGGAGAATAGGTAAACTGCTGCGCCCCTTGTTGTGCTGATTGTGCAACTGCTTGTGCGGCTTGTTGTGTTCCAAAGTTGCCAGTTAGTATTTGGTCTGCTAATCCTCTTAGAGTTCCTACAATATGACCTGCTGCCCCCCCAGTTGCCCCAGTTGCTAAAGCTAATCCAGTTTCACCTGCTCCTACTATTCTTTCTCCGATTGTTGGCTCTACTTTTTTAGGTAGTGTTTCGGCTACATGGCGTACGCCTTGCTCGTCTGGTATTATTTCTCCCCCAGCTCTAGCACGTTGTATAACTGCTGCAAGTTGTCTAGCAGCTTCCATATCTCCTGCTTTATGGGCATTAAATAGTGCAGTTTCAAGCTGTTTTAGAGTTGCCATTATTAACCACCATACTTTTTAAGAAGTGCATTTATATTTTTTGGTGAAGTTGTAGCTTCTGGAGTATTTGGAACGGTGTCAGGAACTCCGTATTTAGCAGCAACGTTTTTTCGTGCTTTCATAATAAGACGTTGTGCTTCTCTAACATTCTTTAATAGACGTTCTGGTGATTGTCTAAGGCTTAAATTTTGTAGTGATGTAGAAAGTTTTAACCCCTCTGCATCTGATAAAGCACCAGTTCCTTTCATATTTGGAATTTGTGCCATAAATGCTTGAGAACCTAGAGTCGTTACTAATTCCTCAAAATCTGCTGTGTCTGAACTAAAGGTAGGCATTCTTGAAGATACTGGACCAGTCGCAGAACTAACAACTCCTTTTGGTGTTTTTAATATTCTATCAGCAGTATTTAAAAAATTATCCATAGACGATCTAGCAGTATCAACCGTTGCTGTTCTCTCTCTTACAGTATCATCACGCTTTTGATACATTTCTTGTAGCTTTAATCCTAGCTCTTGCCGCTTAAGACTATTCCCTTCTCTATTAGTAGCGGCATTCATAGCTGCAATTTTAGAGTTCATCTTATTTATTTCAATATCATTTTGTATTTTCTTAATATCCCAACCTTTCTTTTCTAACTCAATCGCTGCATCTGATTCAGCAAAATTTGCTTTTACTGCTGCTGTTGCTGCATCTGAACCCGCTTTTTGTGTAGCAATTGCTTCTTGCGCTTGTTTCTCTGGGAATAGTGCCTGCTCTCTTCTTTCTTTTCCAGCTGTTCCGATAGCATCTTGATAGTCTTTAAACTCTTTTTGCCCCATCATATTAGAGAGCATAAACCCTGCGATACCAGTTGCAGTATTTGGGTCTTTTTCGATAGTTGTTTTAATCTGCTTAAGTTTAGAAGCGTCTTGTCCTGAGTTTTCAAGTGCTGCTATATTCTCGTCAATAATGCCATTTGCTATATCTGTTTTTCCGTTTAATAGAGCTGTATATACCTGCCCTGTTGTTTGCATCTCTGCTGCTTTTTTAGGAGCTTCTAGCATATCAAAGCTTTGTTTAAATGCCTCTCTTTGTGTAGGGTACTTTGTAGATAACATAGCAAAAGATTGAGGGGTTGGATTGTCAAACGCTGATTTTAAATCAGTAGCATATTGTTCTTTAGCTATTGCTGCTTGTTCTTCCGCTTGTCTTGATGATCTCATATTTCTAATAGCTTGGCTTGTTTGTAAAGCACTTAGAATATCATTTCCAAGATTCTGTTGAGGCATAGCCCCTAAATAGTTAATCGGTTCTAGTGGCATAATTATCCTTTAAAAAAATGCTGATGCAATACCAGCGCCTTGCAATACATTCCCGAATGTTCTTTGGGCTGTACTTCCTTGTGCTAATTGACCACCTGCAATAGCCGCCCCTTGTTGCCCAAATAGGTTTCCGACATTGTTTGCCATTGATTGCCCTGCTGCCGCTTGGTTTCCTGCTGCCGCTTGACCCATTTGTGTTAATCCACCTAATCGTCCATATTGCTGATTGATTAGGTCAGATAATATCTGTGGGCGATACTGCGCCAATGCTGATTGTACATTTCCGCCTCTTAGCCCACCAGTTGCAGAAGCGTTTTGGAGTAGTGCGTTTTCGCCTTGTCTAACCATTTCAAGATATTGTGGTGATTGCTCTAGCCCAGTAATCGCTTGTTGTTGCGCTCCTGCTCCACTTAGTCCTAATAAGGCTTGTTGCCCTGATAGTGCAGTAGTCCCAGCTCCAACATAAGGGGCCATTAGCTCTACAATCTTATCGAACTGTCTACGTTGTTCTTCAACCCCTTGCTGTGCTGCTGCTGCTTGTGTCTGCCCGGCTTCCGCTGCTGCTTCTCCAGCTTGTTTTGCCCCAGTAATACCGCCTATTGTATCACCAATAAAATCGCCAACTGCGCTCATTTATATTCCTTCCATTGTAATTTTGTTATTCCGAAAATGTGCATATCTACTAAAATACCTTTTTTAATAATAGCATCTTTTTTAATTCCCTCTTTGACAAACCCTATTTTTTGTAGATAGTTCATAGTAGAATGGAGATCTCCTTGAACTGGCGCAGTAATTCTAGTAATATCATTTTCTTCAAATACTTTATCAATTACCATTTTTCCAATATCATGCGAGTATGGAATAGATTTTTTAGTCAATAAAGAGTGCATTTCTATCTCATATTGGTTATATCTAATACAAAGGATAAGACCTAAGAAAATATCTTTGTACCATGCTGATATATATTTGGCTAGTGGATGCTCTATTGGGGAAGGAGTGCATGAATCATAGCTAATACATGAGATAATATAATCATCTTCATATATGCTATTAATCATTTCATCGGATACATTATCTAATAAATAAAGCTCCATAGCGACTCCTTTTTATAGAGCCGCTGGATGCCCGATTATCTCAGCTTTTTGATTGCAATATTATAGCGTATATTATAATGACTCTAAATGACCTTGTGCTTTCAATCTAAAATCAACCAGCCCACTTATGTTATCTTGGATTAATATTTCCATATAATCTCCTAGCGAAGCTTCAAGTTTTATAGTAACCCCTATTTCAGAAAATGACCCTGAGCCAATAGTGCCATAAGCACCACCTCCGCCAGACCTAGTAACAAAAGATAGATTTGCAAAATCTAAATATATATCTGAATTATTTTGCCATACATCAAACGTGTTAAATGTTCCATCCGCTCCATTATATTTACGTAGAACGCATCCGTTAGTAAGTGATGTAATATTGCCAAATAAACCCATATCCCCAGCAGTAGCATGTATCATGCTTAACATAATTCTTTCTATATGCCATACTAGTCCATCACTAGGTACTACTTTATAACTTATCGGTGCCGCCATTGTGCCTATTGTTGGGGCCATATTAATATTAACTTTTTCAAATATTGAACCAATAGCTCTAGGATTACCGAGCGGTCTATTAATATATATTACATTTCCAATAATATTAATTATCTTTGTATAGGTTATATCTGCTGAAGCATGGCCTCCTATTTGAATATCATTACCTATTGCAAAACCTACTGCCGATACAACTGTAACTGATGTTGCTCCTATTATTGAGGCTACTGATAATGTTGTTGATACCCCTGTATGCGTATGAAAATAATCATTAATAGGATAAAAATGTACCCCTGCGTTATGGACGTTTAGCGCACCATTAAGAGAACCTATTGGAACATTATTTGCATCGAGTAGTTTAACCCCACGTAATTCACTCATTATTTACCCCTAATTTGCAAGTTGCCAATTTGTACCATCCGAAATAAAGTTTAAAACCTCATTTTCATAGAGTAATGTTTGAGAAATAGAACCACATATTAAATCTGACCCACTTCTAGTTATAGTTACACTATTTGCAGATATGTCTTTTTTTGTAATTCCGATAATAAATGATGTAGCGGTATTAGCTAATGGTAATGTAATTGTAATAGCTCCTGACGTTGCGTCAGCTATGATTGAGTAATTACCTACCAATGCAGTATAGTTTGTCGTTATAGTGACTATACGCTGTGCTAGTTCATATATTTTTTGGTCTAAAATAGTATCGGCATTGAATAAGTCAGTAGCTACATTTATATAATGTGCTAATGTTGAAACTATATAAGTACCATCAGAAGAGTTTAGCCCAGCAGACTCAATAATATTAGTTACAAGTTGCTCAATTGAGCTACTACTACCAAATAGTTTTTCAAATTGAACTATTGATTCATGATCTGGGAGAAACTTTTTAAGTTGCTCTCTGCTAGGTACTTTTAAGGACATTATACGCTCAACGGCTCAATACGAGCCTCTAATCTTGCAATAGATAAATGTGCTTCACTTGTTCCCCTAAAGCGTTGCATACGGATATTGGACATACTGCCTTGACCAAACCATACTATGCGCTTATTTCTATCGCCTTGCTGCCCTATTGTAATAAACTTTTCATTGCTCCATACCATCCCATCGGTAGAATATTGGGTACATATTGTTGGGTTCTTTCCTAAATCTACCCTACCTGTAAGGCTAACTAATTCCAGCTCATGGAATATTGCCCCTCTGCTTTCGTTGTAGATAATAGACGTTCCAAATTCCCATCCATTTACGTTCCCATAATGGGATGATATAGTATCATCAAAATATCCATGTGATGTGCTTGTAGGGTCTCCGCATAGCCATTTATCGTAACACCAAATAATGTTCTTAGCTCTAAATTGACCCTTGCCAACTATGCTAGTTGTCAAAGTAAACCATATTTTCTGCCCTACTTCAATAGATGTATTATGGTCATACGCTAAGGTTTGATCTGGCAACTGCACTAAAAGGTATTGGTTACCTTTATTCATTACAACTTCAAGAACAACATCTGCTAATTGTGCCTCTGTATATTCAAGTAATATGCTGTCAATCTCATCTGTTGCTATTCTCGTTGCTGTTGCATTAGCACCGATATAAATAGATGGGGTTTCATTTCTAGCACTTCCAAGAAAAGCTATCATATCTGATATTATACAAGCCCCTCTAGTTCCCATAATCCCTTTTTGTATTTGTGCGCCACTAATACGAGCGAATGGAAAGTTAGCCCCGCCTACGTTATCAAATACCTCGATTGTGTATCTATTAAGGGCGTAAACTTCATTGCGTACTTTTATAAGGCCTTTTACTGGGTCTGGGTCTGCCTCTGAGCTACCATATTTTAATGGGTTAATGCTCATAGGGTCGTTAAGCTCTGTTACGACTAGATTAGTCCCATCGGTAGACATAAAATATCCATCTACCCATACAATATCAACACAAGTTCCAAGGTCTGGGTCTGTTACTATCTCAAATACTGTTCCATTCCAATAATATAATCTGCCGCCAGAGCAAATAGCTAAACGGTCAAAAGAGTAATCAAGCGTTACATCTCCACCAGCTCCAACGTCCCCTATCTCAGTATAAACTCCGCTACTGTCAATGCTTAGTAATTTAGTGCCCATCACCCGATAGCATACGCCATTCCAATTAATAGCACCTCTATCAATGCCAGTGCCAACACCAAACTCAACGATACCATAAGCAGGGCGTAGATACCCCTTAGATATGCCTTGATCTTTCGGAATAGGGATAAGGTTACGTGGGTATGATGTTCTAAAATCGGGAGAGTTATCTGAATAAATCCCAGACAAGATAGGTATTTGCATTTACTAACCTTTATATTTTAGGAAATTCTATACCATATAGACATTACAGCATCAAACTTGATTGTAAAATATCCATTTTGAGCTAATGCGGATGGGATACCTAGTGATGTTGCCCCATTTGTATTAACAGTAAGTGCTGTTACAGCTTGTGTAGTAAATACGGTAATTTCTTGCTTATCAACAATACTTGCAAGGGCAGGAAGAATGATTGTTCCGTTTGCGAATACTGCCGTTGGAGATAAGATAAGCCATACACTTCTATTGCTATCGGTTACTTGCACACTAAATGCAGTTACTGTTGGAGAATAGTATTGTGTAATCTTTTCACTTGATGTTACCGTAGGCACTAATAGACCTTGCAGTGTAGTAAGTGATATTTTACGTGAGTCGCCATTATTAGTAGACCAAATAGGGATTAAATCGCTAAGTGATGGGGCCGTGTCTGTACTTAGTTGCTGGATTGTAGACATTTTTTATCCTTTAATATAGTGTTAATTCCCCATCTTGACCAACAATAATCGGGTCAGTTGATGGGCTTAAGTATGGACTATCTGGTGTTTTGTATCCTGCCCCTGCTGGGATACTATTATTAAACTGCGCTTGTAATGGCATTGTAGCTATGGAAAGCAAACTCTGATAAGCTTGATATGCGTTTTGTTTAGTTTCCATAGATACAGTCTTGCCTCTAGACGCAGCAATGCGAATAGCTAAATTAAGATATATGGCTTCATTTGCTGAATCTGGCACGGTTGTTTCATCGTCTAGGTTCGATAGTTCTGGACTTGATGGCAATGGATAGCTAAGGCGTAGCTTTGAGCTCCATGTAGCCATCATAGCATCTAATTTGAGTAATGCAGAATCTAATTGTTCTGGCTGTAAATCATACGTATATGAGGCCAACCCTAACTCTTCAAATGCTGATAATACAAACTGTCGCTTAGTCCAAGACATGTTATTCCCCTAGTTTTTCATTGATTTTAGCTAAAAGGTTTTTATTGCTCATTCTGCCATCAAACTTAATCTCAAGCTCTTTTGCTTTATGCTCTAGCTCTTCTCGTGTTACTTCTCCATCATCATCGGAGTCCACTTTTTTAGCATCGGTTGTTGTGAGATACCAGCCCTCTTTTAATTTGTCTGATATTTCTTTCTCATCGACAATAGTGTAGTCATAAGTTGAGCCTTCAATCTCGATATGTTTACCAAGCTTATAAAGCATTGTTGGAGTTTCCATAGTTACTTCATTCATTTTTTCTTAGCCTTTTCTTTTGCTTTTTTTGCAACACTCATAGCAATTGCAACCGCTTGTTTTTGTGGTTTACCTGATGCTATTTCAGCTTTTATATTCTTGCTTACTGTTTTAGGGCTGTACCCTTTTTTAAGTGGCATTATTTACCCTTTTTCTTTTTTGGTTTCATAACTGCAATAACAACTGCAACTTTTCCTTTTCCCTTACCATTTTTACATGCCATATTATACCCCTTTTTTAGATGTAGTAATTATTCTTGTTCCTGTTGATGTATTAGCCCACTTCTTGAGTCTTTATTTTTCCATACAGACTTATAGTTTTTGCTAAACCATTCAGCCTCTTTTGGGTCATCAAATTTTATATAATCTCCCTTTTTCATTGCTCTTTCAAATGCCTTATCGCCATAATCTTTTAGCTGATTATTACTATATTGTACCGTAGGGAATACAACATATTTACCATCTGCCTCACCCCATGCCATTTTATGAGTAGCATAATTATTTTTACCCAAATCTAGTTCAGGGTATGCTTCTGGGTTTAAAACCCTACGCACAAAATTTTTATCAGTATTACTTTGCAGTATAGATAAAGCTTTTTCGTAATCATCCATAGTATTAACTCCATTTTTTAATCACTGTTATGCACTTCAATAAATGCACAAAAGTAACCAAGAGCCGAAGCCCTTGATAAGTTATGCAATGTCGCCTACGTTAGTCCATAGGATAGTAACAGTACCAGTGAATGTGCCAGTTCCAGCCGTGTGAGTTGCATCGTCTGCAACAACTAAGTTAAGATAAACATCTTTAGCAGTAGCAGTACCATTGAGTAATGCCATTGCTGCCGAAGTTGCCCCAACTGCTGCGACTGCTGCCGAAGCTGTGCCATTTGCAACGGATGCCATAATATCAGCTTCTGTTGATGTTAGTGTACTTCCAGTTGTAGCTGCTACCGTTCCAAGCGCAATGTTGCTTGTATATGCAGCAATGATAGTCCCAGTAGTTCCAAGAGTTAAATCTCCATCAACAACACAACCAACAACTGCGATTGCGCCCTCTGGTAGATCATAAATCTTACCAGCTCCACCGTATTGAGCCACACCAGCATCATCAGCGATTGTAATTGGTGTTGCTGTAAGCGTAAGAACAGTTTTATTGATAACACCATCTGAATACTCAGAAACAGAAACGGTTGATCCGTTCTTAGTGCCTACATTTGTTAAAGTTCCGTAATTGTAATTCGCCTCTGACGCACCAGCATCAATACGGATTGGGGTATTTACAGAAAATGCGCTAGATACATATTGAACACCAGCAGTTGTTACGGCTAATACATTCCAAGAGCTAGGATGGTTTGGGTATCCTACTTGCTGATAAATTGTACAAGCAGTATCGCTTCTAACTTCTAAGCGGCCACCAGCATTAATAGTAAACTCTGCTCTTCCATTTGGATAGACTTTTGCCATAATGATTCCTTTATTATTTTGTTACTACTCCGAAGAGTAGTTTATGCTTGACCGAAGAGGATAATACCAGACATTTCAGGTTGCTTATTAACAACCCCAAACAATGTATCCCAACGATACTTAGTTTTCATTGTGTTAATATCATAGAACTTCTGCATAACGATTTCAATACCATTATCGGTTGTAGCTCTCATTACCGCAGTACCGGCATCAGTTGGAACAGCATAACGACCAGGAAGAATTTCCATAGAATCTTTCTGCCAAAATGGATTAACACTTGCGGTAGTTGTATTCAACCAAACAATAGCAGCTCCATTTGCAGGGGTGGCGGTAACGTTCTTGTATGCTAGTTCAGCATCTGTTGCACCTTGACCAGAAATAATTGGAGGGCTGATTGTAACAACACCAGTTCCACCTGCTCCACTTACGATAGCAGTAACACGGAAAGTTTTAAGTTGTCCAGTATCACCTTTGGTGATGTGGTGAACAGCATTAACCCCTGCGATTGTAAACGCATCTCCAACTTTTACAGTACCAGAAGTAACTGCGATAGAAAGGTTTTGGTAACGGTTATCTACATTTGATACTTCACCAGTTGTTGCAGTGCTTGTAGCTGCTGGAGTGTAATACTGATTTGCAGCAGCGATGGTAACAGTTGTTCCAAGTGCAGCGGTCAAGCTATTTGCATAGTCAAGCTTAAATGACTCAAAAGAAGCGATCTGCCCAATATATGCTTTTTCATAAGCAGTCAAAGGCTTACCAGTCATTGTAGAACGGTTTGCTAAGTCTTTAGCCATACCATTATAGTCACGAGTTGAAAGCGCAAGGAAACGATCATAAGAGTTCACCCCTTGTTCATTCATAATTGCTTCGATTTGAGCAACATCATCAAAACCAACAGCAGCAGCAGTACGTTTAACAACAAGAGTTCCTTGATTAGCAGCAACAGTCATAAGAGCAACGTTCACGTCACTAGCAAGTTTCTGTGCAGCAGCCATACCAAGACGACCCTCTTGCAACATATCACGAAGCTCTTTAGCATCGAGTACAGCGGTTGAGTGCTTACTAAAACCAAGAGAAGCAGGAACAGACAATTGAACAGCATCATCAAAGTTAGATGTAGCATCCATGCCATCATGTGATTGCGCAATGTAAGGCTGTGGTCGCCAAATTGTATCCCCTGAGCGCTCCATTGAAGTGCCATCTGTATTATACTTTGAAACATTATTTGAAAGCACTAGCGCATCATTGAATCCCTCTAAGACATTCTCAAATGCAACTCTTTCTTCTTTACTAAAAGCATTAGCCATAGTTTATCCTTTTTAATTAGATCGTTTTTGTTTTTTATAAGCGTGAATCTTAGTGTAATCACCAGTTTTCTCTGCCTCATTACGCAAACGCTCAAGTGTTGAGTCTACTGTTCCAGACATTTTAGCTGTTCCAGTGACCGCCTTCTCTGGTGGTGGTGGTGCTTTTCGGTTTGTCACTTTTAAAGTTCCTTCCAATTTAGCAACTGCAAATGCAAATTTTACTGGATCAGTGATAGCTGCTAATTCTTTTGCTTTTTTAGGATTTTTACCCAACGCATAAACAACGATAGCAGGGTTATCAGTTCCTTGTAATACAATGCCTTGCTGTGTTTGTGATAATGTTTCGCTTACTACATCTTCAGCAAATTCATAGTCACGCACTTTTAATTCTGTTTTGGCTTTTTCATAAGATTGCAGCGTATTTTGCCATTGCTCTTGCTGCTTCTCTTGTTCGGCTTTCTGTATAGCAACAGTATCATCGACTTTTCGCTTGTTCTCATACCACTTTGATAATTCAGACTCAAATACTTCCGCATCATAATCATAATCTTCTAAAGATGGTTTTTTACCAAGCTCAATAGGCTTAGAAACTGCCGATACTTCTCGTTGCTGTTTAAGCTCACGATTTTCACGTTGCACATCCCGAAAGTCTTTACGCAGTTTGCGTACCCATTCAGGGGCCTTAGACTGTTCTTCTTCTTGAGGCGGTGTTTCCCCATCGATACTAATAATAATTTCATCTTCTTCGGCTTCTTCTTCTGATTCATTTTCAGATTGCTCTGTAATCTCTTCTTCTGTTTCTACCTCTTCGATTTCGTCATCAATAATATCTTCTACTACCATTTCGTCTGCCAATGTATACTCCATTTCTGGGAAAGTGTCGTGATAATCACGCAACTAAAATTATAACGTAGGTCAAAGAAGTGTATTTGACAAGATATATTTATTAATTTACAGCTTGATTAATTATTTTATATTACCCATAAGCTTAATAATTTCTTCATATAAATAAGCTGTAATATATGGCACTATTTCATCTGTTGGAACTACATTGTGTCCAACAAAGTCACAAAACATTAAGGCAGTATGTGTTGATTCGTGTACGATAGTAGATAACTTATCGTTAAAAATTCCTATGATAAAAATATCGTCAGTTTCTTTACTTTCTGCATCTTCAAGCGTTGAACGCATTACGCATCCACCTCCTCCGTATTCAGGAGCATGACCTCTCCATTCTATTACTTTATTAAAATCTTCACGGTTGAAAAATACTAAAACCTCACTATGAAATATATCTAATGCAATAGAGGAATTTTTGCAAAGATTGTTTATTTCTTTTTGGGTCATTGTGCTAAATTATTATTGATATTGTCTTGAGGGGCTACTTGTTGAGGCATATTACCAAAGATATTTTTTAGAGTTTCCATAGCTGCTAAAGCTTGTTCTCTTTCTGATTGGTCTATTCCAGAATATATCTCGATTGTCTTAGCTTGTGACTGTTCTGCATCGGCTAATATCTTAATGGTATTAGCATTTGCTTGTTTAGCTTTTGCATCTTCGTTATCAGCTGCTTTTCTAAAGTATTCCTCTTGAGCATTTGGAGGAGTATTTTGAGCTTCTTGCATTAACTCTTGGGCTTCTGTTTCGGATGGCTTAACTACGCCCATTTTTATCAGCTTACGTCTAAAATAGTTTTGAACGTCTTTAACTCCTTCGCCCTCTATATTCATCATTGACATAGCACTAAGCACCTGTTGCGTTTCAGGGTCTGTTGTTACTTGCATCATTCCAGTAAGTGCTGAAACGGTTGCTGCTTTCTTAGATGATGAAGATGGCCCAACGTCTACTGCTACGTCAAACCTAGCATTGCTTAGATCGTTTTCATAGACTACTTCACCATTTTCTCCCATCATAGGCTTGATAAGTTCGGTAGATTCAGATTCCCCATTATCGTTAATCATTTTCATTTTACGCCCAGATTCAACCATTACATCTTTTGCCATTGACAACCAAACTTCACCGCTTCTCTTCATAGCTTTAGCCATATTGGAAACATATATAAATGTTTGCATATCTAAACGCTGTTGAATCATCTCTACGGCTTTACCACTAATATTAGATACTATTTGTTCTCCGCCTTGCTGATTTCCCAATATCTCTTTCATATCTTGTTCTGTAAGTTGTAGAAGTGCCGCCATAGCTGGAGGGATATTTGGCGCACGAGTATAAGCTATTGGACCACTGGCTGTAATGTTACCATTCATGTCTGTAATTGGGTTGATTAATAGATATGGAAAGTTCTTAATATTATCATCACTCCACATTTGAGTATGACCGCTAATTTGTTCAGGAGTAAGGATAGGCTTCTCTATGCTTGATAGTGCGCTAATCTCCCCAAGCTTAGACAGTTGCATATTCTTAATACGTTGAGCATCTTTAGCAAGTCTAACGTGCCCCATGCAACGCTCTATATTATCAACGAACCAACGCTTACCATAAACAGGGATAATTGGTATTTTATTACCTGCAATATATCCGCAGTCTTCTAGTATCTTGCTACCAGATAGAATATACTTATGGCACTTTTTGCGTTTTACTTTGCGCTTACGTTCTAATTTTGTACCAATAGAAGCTAAATAGTCAATCAATGGAACTTCGTTAGATTCGTCTTTATCGTCTTCTAATTCATCTTTAGTATATTTTTCTTCTTTACCATCGAGTGACTTAAATATATAAAGTTCTTCCTCGACTGTTTCAATCACATAGTATTCAGCGATATAAATAATATCAGGAGAATACCAGTCAAATTGTCTTTGCTCCACTTGTTTACTTACTGACGACATATCCTCTTCATCGCCATATTCATGCTCAAAAGCTTCTTTAGTCATAGAGGAAAGGACATAACAATATCTTGCATCTGATTTATCTTGACGTTTAGCATTTAGATCAAAGAATACAGAGGAGTCTGCGTCATAGATAGGTTCGATACAGATACGCTGATGGTCGTTATCCTCGTCCTCATCGTCTTCATATACTGCTCTTAATCTCCACGCTCCAAAGCCACCGCCAACAGCTTCCTCAAACGCATTATCATAAGCTTCTTCGGCATTGCTATCTTGCTCATCGGCTCTATAAAGTCCATCACAAACATCAGCAAGTTTATCATTTGCTGTTCCATCTTTACTAACAAAATCAACGGTAATACGATTGTTACGATATTCGTTAATAATTCTAATAATTGATAGGTGTATCTTATTCACTTCAAATTTTGGTTTGTTCTCAAATTGTTCTGCTAGTTCGCCTTCCCACTGCGCCCCAGCAATAGAGTAAAATCTACGATCTGTTAAACACTGCAATCTCTCTTCTCTCAATGCAGTTTGTATATCATCAAATGCAGTTATAGCTTCGTAGTGAATCTCAGATAATGATTCGTCTAATTCGTCTAATTCTTCTTTGCTTTCTTCTATCTCTTTATCTTTCACTATTTGCTCCTATTTGCCATTGGGTTATTCGTTGGAATTGCTGTAATATTATACTCTTTTTTAGGTATCACGATAGGATACATAAACGCTATTGGGTATGTTCCTGCATCTGTATAATCATCTATCGTTCCAGCTCCTGCAAACTTATCAGGCTCTCCATTGGTAGAATATGCGTGTTGTTCTAGTGCTTGAGCATATTTAGGGCACTTTGTAGAATTAACTTTTAGATGTACTTTTTCAAACTTATTATTAGTTATATTGTGTCTGTCTTTTACAGATGGGTTACGGCCATTAACAAATACTTTAAACCCAGCATTTCGCAGCATTGTAATATCAGTTTCACTTGCTGAGGTCTTTTTAGCATTACCACTTGCATCGGGGTAAAAACTTATAACTCTATTTGGGTAACGCATCTTTGTATTATCTATAATCTTGCTTGTGTCGTAGCTCTCATATTCATCTACTGCCACAATATCATCATCACGTTTCACATATACAATAGAAACACACCCACCGATATTAAAGTCTTGACCAATATGTAACTCTTCATTTCCATTATCTACTTCATTAGAGTTGTGAGTTACACGATTATAATATTTGTATATTGTCCCAGTAGTAAGGTTTATAAACTCACCATTAACATAAGCCTCAAATAGTTCCGCTGGGTATTGGCTTCTTAGTGTTTCGATAAAATCATCTGCAATATTATGTAAGTTTGAATATGTGGAAGCTTTTATAAGTAAATCAGTATCAGAGTTATATCTTGTAACAAAGCGATCATAAAACCATTTAAAACCCTCTGGAGTTCCTGCAACATCAATGGAGTTTATATAACATAAAACTGCTTTACCATCATGGAAGTAAGTGCCATCTGGAGGTATTAACGTATTTAGATATTCTTGTATTAATTCTTCATCTTCCACTGGAACAATTAAGCGGTTACGGCCAAGTATCTTTTTAAAAGCCTTATCCATAATCTGCTGCTTAAGTATGTCTGTTTCATCTATAAGCGTATATCCAACTTGATAACCAACGATAGATTCAGGCTCTGACATATTGCGAAATAAGACTTTTCCTATTTCATTTTTACCATCTAATAGTGTGAACTCTTTATCTGTTTTGTTGAGTCTATAATCATACCCTAACATCTCAGCAACAGTCGGGAAGCCATCAAACGCAATATCACGTATATCTCCATACGTGGGCAAATAATATGCTGTCTTTGGAACTCCGCTTATGATTTTATGAAGTGTTTTAAGAGTTCCTATAAAAGACTTACCACTTGCAAACCCAGCTACAAAGCCTGTGTGCTTTTTGGTAGACGTTAAAAAGTCGTATTGAGGGGCTGATAGCTCAATTACTTCATCAACTATCTCTACGGACAATGGAAACTCTTTTTTGGGTTATTACTTGTTGATTGTTTTGTGTATTAACTTCAATCTTAGGAGCGTGGCGGTCTGCTTTACCTGCTGTTATCAATGCCTTATCGAATAACTCTTGAGCGTGTCGGTGATCTTGCATAGTTTCAACTTCTTCTTTCTCGATCTTACTTTTTACGCTCTTTAAATTAGCAAGAGTTCCACTTAGTACAATGTCTTGTATTTCGTCTGCAATAGTGCGCTCTTTAACTAATGCTTCAATAGCTTTTACCTCTATTAAATTTTTATTAAGTTTTTTAGCTTTTTCATAAGTCACTCCAGCCTCGACAATATCGGTATTTGACTGAGGTATATTTACTAAAATTTCTTTAGCTGTTGGGTTACTTATTTGATAGTGTTTTGCAATAGCGTAATAGCTTATAAATCTTCCAGCTTTCCAGTCTGCAATAATCTGATTCTTTTTACGAGTAGATAATGCCATTAATTACTTCTTATACCCATCGCCAGTTACTACGCTTGGGGCTTCATATACACGCTTCAATTCTTTGCCGCAATCATCGCAATACTCTTTAGTTTCGCTTTCGCTCATAGGCTTAACTATTCCTATCTCTTTGTTGCATTTGGTACACTTGTATTGATAAGTCATTGCTTCCCCTTCATCGTATCAAATACATACTCAATATTAAATATAAAAGTCCATGCTATTGATATGCTTAATAGAGTATCATACCATCTATGTGTATATGAAATACCTAAAAAAGTTTCAATTACTACAAAAACACATTCTATTACAAACCATATCAGTATATAGTTTACAAATAAATGGACTGCGCTAAAGTTTGACCATATAAACATTTTGGCATAAAAATTGCGTATAGACTTATTCATCTTCAAATAGTCCTTTTTGGTTGCTATGCTCTTTACATTGGCACGTCTTTACGTATGGGGCGTATATTATTTGGCTAGACTCTAATAGTGAATGCAAGTATCTTATATATAGGTCAATATCATTAAAGGTTATTCCCTTAGATGCTTCTATTACTACGGAGTATTTTAGATCAAGGATATTATCAATAGTTTCTGCATACTTTTCTAGTCTAGCTTTAGATGAATATTGGCAGTCCGAGAGGATTGAATTATAATGGATTGATTCAAAGTGGTATGCTTTAATTACAAACGCAACCTTGCTTAAATCGTCCGATAATATTTCGCATAGTTGATAAAACTTATCTATGTTATCCATACAATCACCTCTTTATAGTAGTATTATACCTTTTATTTATGAAAAACTAACTTTTTTATTACAAAATTCAGCATAAGATTTATGTAGCTCACTCACTGGCACATTATGCTTCGTTGCGATCTCTAAAGCTGATACGCTTAACTTTTCGTTGTACTCTATTACTGCTTTCTCCATGTCGAACTCGTTGTATTGTAGTGTTTCATAAATTAGTGGCATTTTTTTCCTTTTTAATTTTAGCTTTCGCTCTATAATTGGCGTTATACCGTTCACGCTGTTCATCAGTTAAAATACGCTTTATCCCTTTCTCTTTGCACCGTTGCCGCCATTCCTTTGACTGTTGCAGTAGCTTTGCCTTCTTTTCTTCGGGTGACATTTTAGTACGTGGCTGGATTCCTTGCTCTCTACGCTTCATTGTTTTATAGTCTTTTACTTTTTGCTTTTGCTCTTCGGTTAATGGCGCACGTTTCCATGTTCCAGCCTCTTTCATTTTTCTGCGTCTTTCTTTCTCGTACTCGTAACGCTTTTTCTTTCGTTCTTCTTCGCTCATTTTTACCCTTACGTTCGGGCTTTTATTTGCGTGATACTTTTTTAATGCTCTATCGTTGTGATAAGCTCTTTTTTGTTCGGCACTTAATCCGCTTAAATCAGTGCCCCCATTCTTTTTTGGCTGTGGGTTTTCTTTAGCTCTTGATAATCTAATGCGCTTGATTATAGGCTTTACTTTATCATTGTTTTCGATAGTAGGCTTCATCGGCTTTTGTTGATTCTTTGGGGTGATTACAAGAGGTTCTATTTTTTCCTCTCCGATATTCATCATAAGATTAAATGCTACCTCATCCATTGGTACTTGTTTGAACTTCCGCATGTCTTTACAGTAGGATTGATATGTCATTTTTTAGCCTTTAGTTGAAACATATCAGGCGCACCATACTTGCATTGCCAACCATAATTACAAAACTTTAACCCACCTCTTTTATCATAGTGTGAGCAATCATTACATGCCTTAGACCCTTGTAGTGCTTCTAGCTCTGCTATGGCTTCGTCCCATTCTTTTGTATCTCGACCAAATCTAACAAATCCATCACGTTGGTATTTTAATATCTCTAACGCTTTAAGCTCTTTCATTGTACTTCCTTCTTTTTCTCTTCCCAGAACAAAATTGCATCCGCTCTCTTCTTCATTACCATGCTTTGCGCTCCAAATAAATCTACTCCTTTGTCCTTTGATACTTCCATAGCTGTATTCATTGAGCCTGAACGGATTAATTGATTAAGACGGTTTACTTGCGTGTCTATATACTTATGGATGGTTACTAATTCATCATTAGTGAATAAATGTCGCATAGAGTCCATTTCGTATAGGTAGTTAATGCTTTTCATTTTATAGGACTTCCCATTCGCCAAGAACTACATTGAAATTAATACGATTTTCACAATATTTCCACTCACTCCATATTCTTTCTTCAGTGTTCATATCTATATCTAATATAGACTCCTCTATGTATCCATTTATAATTCTATATTTTGCAAAATCATAACCTACCATTTTTATTTCTTTTCCGCTGTTTATCATTAATGATAACGCTTCCGTAAATGTGCATTTCATCTATTCCCCTTTGTATTCATTATAAAGTTTTTGTGCGTATTCTATTTGTACTTCGATGGAATATGTTTCTCTCCATTGCTTAGGGTTACCGTGAGGGCTTAGTTCTCCGTTTCGGTGATGTTCTTCCCCACATAAACAAATCACGAGCCTATCATCCTTTAAATCGCTTGACGTTAATTTGATATGATGGAGTTCAATTTTATTACTTCCTTCACAAACAAAACATTTTTGAGGCTGACTGTGTAGGTATGCAAGATACTTTTTATCGACAAACGGCTTTTGCTTCAATGGAGCATGGCGTTTGAGTTGTTCAGCTTTAGTCATTATATTTCCTTTATTTCAAAGTTTTGCTCAAGAATATAAGGATAATTTATAAACTTTAGTCTATCTTTATGTTTTAATTTAAGTATTTTTATTTTTCTGTTATGCTCTGAATCAGCATAGTGCCGACTTCTTTCTTCCATATCATCATATTGTCCTGAACAATCCATAAACGAAATATCTTCTTTAATAAAAATAAGTTCATTATAATCTTCTTCACTAATAATTTCTTTTTGATATATCCAGCATCTAATATATTGCTTTATTTGATTAATATATGATTTACTTAACATCTTGATTTACTTTTGGTTCAAATGAATCTTCATAGTCTGAATTAAATCTAAAGCAATTATTATTTATCATACACGCTAACCCATCAAAATAAGTACAATTTTCACAGCTCTTACCATGCGCCATTGACTCTATGATTACGTCTTTGCCTTTGATGATTAATTCTAGCTCTTGGATTTTATCTTCAATTTCTTCAAATCCTTTTTCAAATATATAGTCGATAAGTGAATAAGCATCACTAATTGCTAAAAAAGTGAAATTTTTATCAACCCATTGTTTATAGTCCAATCGTGTCATACTATCTCCTTTAAATATCTATATACGTGCTTAGATAGAATATCGTTGTATTGATCGGTTACTATCCGTGTGACTTTTGGCTTAACATCGTCCTCAATAGCTAAAAAAGCCATACGTGTGATATTTCCCTCTAGGTTCTTAATCTTTGATAGCCACTCATACTCGTTATAAAATAGAGTTTCTATCATTGTTGGAACGTTTGCAACTATCTCTTCCTCTTTGTACAGTGTCGCTAATTCATCCCATACATCCATCTTGATAGACTCTATATCATCAACTATCTTGTTATGCTTTTTACACTCTTGTAACATAATTTTAACGATTGATGATACAGACTGCATAGCCGATAACTTTTTCATAATCGGCAGTGATAAATCCTCGCCTACTGTTTTATTCAGCTCAAACGCTAACGACCACATGAAAGATCGTATTACTAGCTTTCGTATTGTTTTGTAGTCTTTATTCATTGCATCAACTCAGTATTTTCATAGATATTTCCGATTACTTTTTTGTCAAAAACTTCAATCCAATTTTTACTTATGTGGCATCCATCTCTTAGTAAATTGTTTTCAATATTGAATATTCCAATAAATCTACATTCATTAACATCATAATAAATAATATGCGAGCTATTTTGTCCTTGAATAATATCCCCTTCATAAATCTCTACTCCGTTTTTATCAAGTAGTCCAGTATACTGTTGATGTTCTAGGTAGATTAAATCAGATGGGAAAGTTCCTAACCCACCATTATTATCAATACTACCAATACCCCAATTATAAAACTCTTTATTTATTTTATGCCACGCTCTAAATTTAATCTCTCTCATCTCATCCACCTCTTATTGATATTTTAATATAGTACACTGTTTTAGCTTAATTAAGTATAAAGTACTTTTACACTTTAATGCTATTTATCGCAACACGTATTCTTTCGATGCGCTCTTGTTTGCTTGGCTTTCTCCGTCTAGCGTTTTTAGCGGTGTAGTAGCACGATTTACACTGGGCACGTAATCCTAAGCCTCGCTTTGGGAATTCGCTTTCTTGCTTGGGTTCTGTGCATTTGGCGCATTGTTTCATGTTTCGATAAATGTTATGTCGGGATATTTAAAGAGTAGCATTTTACGTTTCATTTTATAAACGTCTGTTTTATACCCTTTAACATCCTCAATAATCATCTTCCCATCTTTTTGATATATAAAATCTGCAATATATTTAATCGCTCGCTCTGTTTTTCCATTGCATTTAAAAGACGGTTGTAGCTCTAGTGTAACTTGCTCTCTTAGCCCTAAGATATGTCCTGCACATTCTAATAGTTTTAAATTACCAGCACGTACACTTTCCTTTTTTGAGTCGTATCCGTTTGTTTTTACGTTGCGGTACTTAGCCATTAGAGCTTACTTTTAATTACATCTAATAAATATTGAATGTTGTATAAATACATCCAAATTAAACTAAATGTGATTACCATGTCATACCATCGGTAAATAGTTGGAACTCCAAACATTTTTTCAATGTTATAGGCTATCAATTCAATAATGAACCAAATAATAGCGTAATGTATAAATAAGCGTATTGCGCTAAACTCTGCCAATAAAAGCATATTTACCCAAAAATCTTTTATCACATCAATCATTTTTTACCTCTATTCTTCCGTAAACATCCACATGACTTAGTGCCACCGATTGCTACATTATTGGTGTACGCCTCGAACTCTTGACCGCAAAAGCATTTATAAAGCCCCCAGCGTTTTTTATATATCTTTGAGTGTTTACCGACTCTTAACCCTAAATCTTTGATAAGAATAGGGGGGGTGTATTCATTCATTTTTGTCCTTTAAAATGGGATTATCATATCTGGATCTATGTCAGGAAGTGAATTGCTTTGTGGCATACGTACTTTTTCATAGGTCGGTTGCGGTGCTTGATACGGTTTCTTTTCTTGCGTAGGCATATCACACGGTGATGCGTTCATAACGATAAACTCTAGTGTATTGTTGCCGTTGTATTCATTATCACCGAAAAAGCCTTCTAGCGTGTAGAATGTATCAGCTAATAGCATCTCTTTGTGTTTGCAATTAATGAATAATCCATTGGTGTATGTATTATCTTGCTTCCGTGAGCTGATTTTGATTCCAAATCGGCATCCGTTACCTAGTGGCTTTAGCCCGAATAACTTTGCATTAAATGCTGTAAATTGCGTTTTCATTTTTGTTCCTTATATATTTTAAAATCAGATGGTAATTTTGGGAACTCCATCCATAATTGAATTGATTCTTTATCACATAGGTAATCATCACCATCTGCATCATCCCATACTTGATAATGCTCATTCCAACACATAACTTGAATATAAGAAGTTCCTTTTCTTACTACAAGATAACATGATTCTTTTGTAGGGTATTCTTCTTCTGTATCATGCCATAGCATTTTATCCCCTTAATTTATTTAAAATTCGTTCTGCTTTTTACCCCAAGGATAAAAGCTTCGGCTACAATATCCTCCAATAAATCTTTTACTTTTTTTGGAAGTGCATATCCTTGTGTAAATCTTCCAACTATTAGCCTAACATCAAAACCGCTTTCGATCTTGACGCTTTCAAATAGTTTGTTAATTTCTTTTTGGGTCACTTGCGTTCCTGCTTGGTTGATTCAATCTTTTCAAAATTGTTTTTACCATAGTGCATTTCCTCATCAGTATGGTAGTTTTCTGTTACCATATCTTTACCAAATAAAAAGCCTGTAAACCTCCACTGCCATTCATAAATAGGCTCTGGTGGTTTGATACGCCATTGATTAGATGGATGCGATGCTGGTGTTATAAAATCATTTGGAACATACCAAAGCAATGCATCACACTCTCTTGTCTGTACTGGTATTCCCTCCGCAATAGCATGAAATACATCAGCATAAGGATGGCGATTTTCACCTTTAGGAATACAGATGTTTTGGGCGAAGAACTCATCAAGTGTTTTGTCTATATACTCATCTTGCTCTCGATCACGGATTTGTTCAAACAGCTTATCTCTTAACTTTTCTTTAGTCATTTACTATCCTTTACCATACTTCGATATATTGGAGGCAACCTTGCCCGACAAACTCATCAATCTTTTTATCACTCCAACCTTTATCTTTCAAGAGTTGAATTTGCTGACCTTGATCTTCTAAAAGCCCTAATAGTACCTTATTGTCTTGATAAACAGTTTCAGATGCTAACTTTAGCTTGCCTTGCTCTACATACAGCGCATAAATCCATAGACCTAGAAAAGTTAGCACGATTATGAAACTACCAATTGTGATACGGAATTGCTTTGACTTTTTATAAAGTTCTTTTCGTAAATCTTTGTTGGAGTAAATAATATACTCATTCTCACGATTTAAAACGTCAATATGCTTTTGCATTTCTACCATCTGTTTTTCGTTCATCTTATTGCCTCACATTTAGTAGGTTCATCCCATCGGTTAGTAATGAGTGATTCAATATATGGTCCATCTTTCTGCATCTGCCAGTGGTGCATAAGAAATCCAGTTTCGTGACAGTAATATTGCTCACGATCTACCGATTGTGCATTTAGTTTCCCAACGTCTTTATTTATACCGATGCCAAGGTCTGGGTAAATAGCCACTACGAATAATATTAATAATATAAAAAATGCTAGTAAATACTTCATTTTTCACCCTCCAAGTATGTGTAAATATAAATCAAAGCGATAACTACGATCACCGCACTAGCTATTGTGTTTTCCATGTTCATGCTGTCCCCTTTGGGATAGATTTAACTTTTGATATTAAATATCTGATTGATAACATCGGATAAATTTCATGTAGCTTTTTAACTGTAATTTTTTGTGGCAAACTCATCTTTTTACTCCCCAAAAATAA